TAGAGAGTGATGGTGCTACTGAGGAAGTAGAGTGGTACTTCGAGGGTGTAGAAGAAGCCTATACGTGGGTTAGACACTTTAAGGGTTCTATTGAACCAATAATTATAGATGGAGATACTTATGGGTAAAGATTACTTGATTATCGGCGACCAACATTCTCATCCCGACCACAATAATGATAGGGCAGATTGGGTGGGTCAACTTATTAAAGACCGTAAGCCAGATGTTGTAGTAAATATCGGAGATGCTTGGGACTTGCCTTCCCTCAGTTCTTTTGACAAAGGTAAAGCATCTTTCCATGGTGCATCTTATGAACGAGATATCAACGCTGGGTTAGACTTTCAGGATCGGGTATGGCACCCCATGAAGAAGTCTAAGAAGAAACAGCCCCGTAGGGTATTTCTTGAGGGTAACCACTGCCACCGTATCGCTAAGGTACTGGAGTACGAACCCCACCTAGCTGGTGAACGCTATGGTATTTCCTACAGCAACTTACAGCTGGCAGACTACTACCACGATGTAGTTATGTATGAAGGTGGTACACCGGGTATCATTACTTTAGACGGTATTTCTTTTGCTCACTTCATGGTGTCAGGCCTTATGGGTCGCCCTATTGGGGGAGAACATCATGCAGCCAGTCTCTTGCAGAAGAACTACAGTTCATGTATCGTAGGGCATAGCCACACAGCAGACTTTGCTATTAGGTCAGGTTCTAATGGTAAGAAGATTATGGGTCTTGTAGCTGGGGTGTATCAGGATTATGACTCAGGTTGGGCTGGTAATGTAAATAATCTTTGGTGGCGTGGTCTTGTGTACTTGCGTAATGTAGAAGATGGTGTATATGATCCTGAGTTCATCTCTATTGAAGCACTACGAAAGGAATATGGATCATGATAACTAAAGAGGATATGGAAGCTATGGCTAATGATACAGAGGTACAACTTGAGTTCAACTCCGTAAGGTCCAAGCAAGTGTTAGACCCTTATGATGATGCCCCTGTAGTGGGTGATGCCTACAAGCAAGACTTTAGTAATAAAGACAAGGAGACAAAGTGATGGCTAAGTGGGGTGAAGCGACTGTGGGTAATATTAGTATAATGTCTATGGTTAAAAAGTTTGCTGAGGTTATGGGCCAAGAGCCTAATCCTGAGTCGTCTGGTAACTTGGTCCTTGAAGAGTTTAATGAGTGGTTTGATGAATTTTACACAGGATACCCCCCAGCAGAACTCAAGGAACTATCTGACCTTGTGTATGTGATCTATGGTTACGCTAATGTACGAGGGTGGAACCTTGATGAAGCTGTACGTAGGGTACATGAGAATAACATCGGACGGTGTATTCAACCTGATGGCAGTATTAAACGTAGGGAAGACGGGAAGATTCTTAAGAACAAGGACTTCCCTAAGGTAGAACTAGGAGACTTGGTGTGAGCGCACTAGAAGACTACAGAGCCTACAGAGAAGCACAAAGACAGAAAGAGCAAGCACGTAGGGAACTTGAGAGCCTTAGTGACACAGACTTGCTAGACATGGGTATTGCACGGTGTAATATCGAAACAGTTATTAAAGGGTATTACCACAAATGAGTAATCAACTACCTACAGAGTTCCAAGAGTTTATTGCACTATCGCGTTATGCACGATGGTTGCCTGAGGAGAAGCGTCGAGAGACATGGGGTGAGACTGTAGAGCGTTATGTGGATGGCGTAGTGTTTGGTACTATTGGTACAGAAGATACAGATATCGTACCTGACATTACCGAAGCTATTCTCTCCCTTGAAGTAATGCCCTCTATGCGATCTATGATGACAGCAGGTAAAGCAGCTATGCGAGATAACACTTGCATGTACAACTGTAGCTACCTACCTGTAGATGACCCTAAGTCCTTCGATGAGGCTATGTTTATCTTGTTGTGTGGCACTGGTGTAGGCTTTAGTGTAGAACGCCAATACGTGTCTAAGCTACCAGACGTACCCGACAAACTGTTCAATAGTGATACTACAGTAGCAGTTAAGGATAGTAAGGAAGGTTGGGCTAAGGCTTATCGTCAAGTGCTATCACTCTTGTGGGCTGGGGAGATTCCTAAATGGGATGTCTCCAAGGTTCGCCCTGCTGGTGCTAAACTCAAAACCTTTGGTGGTCGTGCGTCAGGTCCAGCACCTTTGGTAGACTTGTTCCAGTTTACTATTCAGAAGTTCAAGGGTGCAGTAGGTCGTAAGCTATCGTCTATTGAGTGCCATGACATTATGTGTAAGATTGGTGAGGTTGTAGTAGTTGGTGGTGTACGCCGCAGTGCTATGATCTCTCTGTCTAACCTGAGTGATGATCGTATGCGTCACGCTAAGAGTGGTCAATGGTGGGAGACACAAGGGCAACGAGGTCTAGCCAACAACAGCGTATGCTACACAGAGAAGCCTGACGTAGAGACTTTCCTGCGTGAGTGGACAGCTTTGGTAGAGAGTAAGTCAGGGGAGCGGGGGGTATTCAATCGGGTAGCCTCTAAGAAGCAAGCTGAGAAGTATGGTCGTCGTGATCCTAACTATGACTTCGGCACTAACCCTTGTTCAGAAATTATCCTTCGTCCTTACCAATTCTGTAACCTAAGCGAGGTTGTAGTTCGTGCTACGGATACTTTAGAAGACCTTGAGCGTAAGGTTAAGCTGGCTACCATCCTTGGGACTATTCAATCTACTTACACCTACTTCCCTTACCTACGTAAGATTTGGCAGAAGAACACGGAAGAAGAACGGTTGCTTGGGGTGTCTCTCACAGGGATTATGGATAACCCTTTAATGACTACAAAGAACAATGGATTGGAGAAAACACTTGAGCATCTACGTTTGGTGGCGGTTACTGCTAATATCGAGTGGGCTGAACGTCTTGGTGTGCCTCCGAGTGCTGCTATTACCTGTGTCAAGCCCTCCGGAACAGTTAGCCAACTGGTTGATAGTGCTTCTGGTATCCACACTCGTCACTCTGATTATTACATACGTACAGTACGAGGAGATAGCAAAGACCCATTGACACAGCTTATGATTGACCAAGGTGTTCCTAATGAGCCTTGTGTTATGAAGCCGGATCAGACTACAGTGTTTAGCTTCCCTATCAAAGCTCCTACAGGGTGTGTCACACGGGATGATATGACAGCCATTGAACAACTTGAGACATGGTTGGTGTACCAACGTCACTGGTGTGAACATAAGCCCTCTGTGACTGTCTCTGTGAAGGATGATGAATGGTTTGAAGTGGGGGCCTTCGTGTATAAGAACTTTGATGAGATGTCAGGCGTTAGCTTCCTTCCTCACGATGGTGGTAGCTACCAACAAGCACCTTACCAAGAGGTAACTAAAGAAGGTTATGAGGAACTTTTGGATAAGATGCCTAAGTCTCTTGACTGGTCTAAACTATCCGAGTATGAAGACGATGATAACACCTCAGGTATGCAAACGATGGCCTGCTCCGGTGACAGTTGTGAGATCGTTGACCTTACCTAAAGGGTTTAAAACTTGACAAAGCACCTAAGCATGTGTATAAACTGCTTACTTAAATCAAAGGAAAGGCCTACTATAATGGTTCAGCAACAACCTAAAGTAAAGACACAACGGGTTAAGACTAAGCACGATGAGAAGAAGCAACCTATTCACCTAGTACCTAAGAATGAAAAGCAGAAGGAATACCTAGAGGCCCTAAAGTCTTCTGACCAAGTTATTGTTTTCGGTCCAGCAGGAACTGGGAAGACCTATTGTGTAGCTACTTTTGCAGCTAACCAGTATCACCTAAAGAAGGTTAACAAGATCGTCATCACTCGGCCTCATGTGCCTGTAGGACGTGACATTGGCTTCCTTAAGGGTGACCTACATGAGAAGACTATGCCTTGGGCCTTGCCAGTCTTAGACGTACTAGAGCGTCACCTGACTAAGGGTGTAGTAGAGACTGCACTACGGAATGGTAATATTGAGATTGCTCCTCTAGCACTTATGAGGGGTCGATCCTTTGAGGATACTTTCGTTATTGTAGATGAGACACAGAACATAACGCTACAAGAAGTCAAGATGCTTGTTACCCGTATTGGAGAAGGCTCTAAGCTAGTTCTTAATGGTGATATTCAACAGAGTGACTTGACAGAGACGGATGGACTAACTAAGTTGGTACACTACGCTAAGAAGTATCTACTACCTATTCCTATCGTTGAGTTTGGTATTGACGATGTGATCCGTAGTGATATATGTCGTTCATGGATTAAGGTGTTCACCGAGGAGGGTGTGTAGATGAGTAACCCAAAGTCTGATAAGGACAATGTAGACCACCCAGCCCACTATGGGAATGGACAGATCGAATGTATTGATTACCTCGATGACTTTATGACTACAGAAGAGTTCATTGGGTACCTCCGTGGGAATATCGGAAAGTACATGCACCGCTGGCGTTATAAGAACGGCCTTGAGGACTTGCGTAAGGCTGAGTGGTACCTTAAGAAGCTAATCAACGTAATGGAAGAGAAGGAGACTAAAGAATGATTACTGCCTTAGCACTTATATGTTCCTTTGATATGGTTACTGACTGTGAGGTTATCACTAA